CACTATTACGTTTTACCGGTCCAGTCGGGTTGTAATAGTCAACCATCATACCCTCTGCGAAGTTTTGAATGTCTGTCGCAGGAATGGTAAGTACTGCACCAGATACACCGGTTAAGGTAGTAAGTTTACCCAGACTATCACCAAATATTTGCCGGGAAAGGTTTTCTTTTGCATCATCCTGTGCATCTTCTAATTCAGTTTTGAACAGGTTTGCAAAAGCGCCTGTATCATTCTTAGCGGCTTTCATGGTTTTATCAGAAATTTGAATACGGGCATAAAGGTTACGGGTTTCCCATTTTGCTTGCTTCGTTTTGCGGCTATTAGGGACCGGCAAGTCGGCAACATCATCGCCACCACCAAAGCCCCCATTTCTGCCGTAACGCAGTGCCATAATTATATCTTTACCCACTACACTTTGACTATCGCGGGTAAACTGTGCCAAAACTGCCGATGCACCAGTATTTAACTGGTACCGCAAGCTTGGAAGAAAGAAGCTCTTTAGCGCATCACCGGCGCTAGCAATGGATAATACAGTCATTGTTATTGCCTCCTTGTGTTAAGAAAATAAAAAACGCCCTTGTTTTAGGGTCGTCCCTGGTTTGACATCCATAGTTTCATGGACTCATCTAAAGTTTTTGGACTACTTGGAGGAGCCATAGGCGGCGTACCTCCGGGTTGACCGGCGATCATGGCCGGTGACTGGTTGCCTGACTGCACACCTACGAGATATTCTTTTATGATCTCGTCTTTTAAGGCAGCTTTATATTGGTCTTTAACTTCCGGTTGTGCAAAAAGGTTATTTGGGTCGGGTTTTTGTTGAGATACCTGCTGAGATCGCGCCATGTCAAAAGCAATTCGCAAGCCTTGGCGCGGACTTTTTTGAATAAAGTCTGCCAGGGCGGGGTTTGCCTTGATCATGCCTTCTATGCCCGGTCCTAACTGTTCAACAATGTTTTCTCCATGTTCCCTCACCAATTCAGCATATCCGGTTGTTAATTCTCTTTGAACCAGTTGCTTTGCAGATATTTCAACCTGAGTACGTTGCATTTGTGCTTCATATTGTCTACGAAAGGTCTGTTCAATCATGTATTTATTAAGCTTCGCCTGGGCTTTTAGGGGGTTGTCAAGATACATTTCCTCTAATTCCTGGTGTAATTCGGGCGGGATCTCGTCGGGGATATCTAGCTGAAATTCTGGCTGTGTCTGGGCTGCGGCGGGTTGCTGCGTCTGTTGCGTGGTCTGTTGCTGCTGCATTTGGTTCATCATAAAGCCAAGGACTTGCGCGATCTCGGTTTGCCGGGACTCTATATCCCGGAATTTACTTTCCCATGGTTGGGGTTCGGTTACTACCGGAGGGGTCTCTATTACCGGTGTCTCGGTAGGTGTCTCAGTGGGTGCCGTGGATACTGGGATCTCGGTTACCGGTGTTTGTTGTTCTAAATACTGAGAAAAAGTTAATTCATTGTTCTCTTCAGGCGGCATACATTAACCTCCAATATTATTTGGTTTTATTATTTTGGGACTGTGTATTTGGCTGGGCCTTGGCTTTTGCTTGGGCCTGGGCCATGGCTAGTGCCTGATCCTGGATCTTGGCTTGCATTAACCCCTGTGGGGTAAGCTCGATCCCTGCCTGTTTCGCCATTTGAACCTGTCCTTCTAGGGGCAGGTCTTTAAAGCTCATCGTCTCACCGGGCGGGTGTTGGTTTTGCGCGGCCACCATCTGGGCCTGTTGCTGCATTTGGGCTTGCATGGCTTGCTGGATGCGCTGGAAGTGCATCATGCTGTGTTGCTGGAAGATCATATCCACCTGGCCACCGGTTGCAGCCATTATCTCCTCATATTCGCCGGTAAGCCGGTAACGGGTGTGGTGTTCCAGGTGGATCTGATCGTTGTCAATATCCTGGGGTTGGGGCATTGCGCCCTTAGACATTGCCCGGTTTTCTTTTTCTGCCCGGACTGCCTGAAGGTTGTCAATATCGTCGGCGCTTATGAATTCCCAATGTCCAAGTTGGAGCATATCAATAAGCCTTTTCTGTCCCTGCTTGGTTAAGCGTCCCGTTTCCGGGTCGTTGAAAAGGCCGATCTGGAATAATTCATAAATGGTTTGTCTGCGCTGGGCCGGGGTCTCGGCCAGTAATGCGGAGGTCTCGACCACAACATCGTCGCTGCGTATATCAGACCGATCCCACTCCATTAATTCAACCTCAAGATCGGTACCAACCATCTTCAAGAGCCGTTTTTGGGTGGCAAACTGCTTGTAGAGACGTAGCCACTGTTTTCCTGCAAGTACTACCGCATTTTCGTAATTTCCTACCGTATGAGAAAGCCTGGTATCATCTTGCTCAATAGCCAAGCTCATAGCGATCCCTGATCGTGTGCCAGGGGCTGGGGTTGAATTCCGGGCAAGCTCGGAAACCCCGGAGATAACCGTGAATTCATTAAGGAGAGAAGTCTCTTCTGTTTCAAAGGCTGCGGGTAGAGGTGGGAACTGAAGATAATGAGGTGGGGTAAAGCCTTTGCGGTACACATGAATGTAGCCGGGTCCACCACCATTTTCTTCGGTGTCGTCCAGGTCAATACTGCCCTCTTCTACGGCAAGTTGACCAATGGCCACCCGGTTTAAAAACTCAGCCTTGCGGTTTCTCAAGGTGTTGTATCTTCTTTGGATAGGTATTAACCTTTCCATGACCGACCTGCCCCAGAAACAGCCAGGGCGCTTGATAGCCTCTATTTTGACGAAGGGTAGATCCGGGGCATCATCGGTGCCCACCTTGTAGGGTAGGGGTCCGACATAAAGAACCTTATCGTTACAGACCACTATTAACCGGCCTTGTGGATAGGCCATGGAAGGACGTTCCCACATTTCCTTGACAATGGCGTACCCTTCCAGCTTAGAGACGGTAGTGGTAAACCCATTACCACCGTACCCAAGGCCAAACGATCCCCGCACCCCACCGGCCAACCGAAAGCTTTCGACTGGCTCCGGGTCCACCTTCACGCCGTACATTTCATAAACTTGATCAACATGATAGGCGCGGCAGTGCAGTATACTCCTACAGTCCCCAACCGTGGGGTTAAAAGTGCTATCGGGGTATATCTCATAGGGCGGGACAATTACCGGGTCCACATCGCCCTCGTATAGCGCCTGGATGGTACCGGCCAAAACCCCGTTATCTGACTCCTGGATCTGGACCGTGTTGTTATCCTGTTGTGGTTGCTGCTGATCTAAATTCTCTGAGATACGCTTACCGGCGTTGTCTAAGCTATCCGGTGCAGTATCCTGGAATTGTTTTACCTTTTGGGGTTGGTCCTGGGACTGGGCCTTTAGTGCTATCGCGCCAACTCTGCGCCCCAACCTGGGGTTCCAAACATTCTTTAAGAATACCGTCCCTAAACTGTCCATCCATTGGTAAAGTGCTTGCCGGGGGTCTCCGGTAAGTCTCTCGTTTTGCACATAGTCAAGTAACCGGAGGCCAATTTTCGCCCCGGAAATATCGGAATTTTCGCTAGTGGCCGGTCTTATTTTAAGGCGCGGTTGCATCCGGGAAAACCGGGCTACCCTTGTTTCCAGGATCGGGGCAAGATGGTTAAAGACTTCCCTCGACTCAAACCAATATAACTTTGGGATCTCGGTTAGATCCAGGGCTGCACTATTAATATCTAAATACTGGTTTCCATCAAGGAAATTTAAAATGAGCCTCCACTGAAGCTCATGAGGTCGTCTTTCTGCTTGGCGACGTTCATATTCGGTGTTAATGTAATTGACTAGATCCTCTTTATAGCCGTAGTCACCGGGTTTTATCGCGGCACTTATGCGACCAAGACCGGTTTTTACTGCCGCTTTAACACTCTCAAGCAAGGTTTATCACCCCCTCTCTGTCTCCCCCTGTCGTGCAACCCTGGAAATAAAATTGCGCCCTTTCTTCCTGGGCGCATCCTTGCTCTCAAAAGCCATGTATTCGGTTAGATCCTGTGCCATAAGCCGGGAATAAAGCCTCTCTCTTTCTTTTTGGTGAAGCAATTCCAGGGTGAAAAGCGACACGATCATTAAAATATACGGAATAATATCTATTATTGTTATTATTCCCCCCTCCTTTGCAGGTCAAAAGTTAATTTTAGCGAATATAAAAGCATGAAAACTTGCACTTTTTATGTGTGTTTTGAAGGACACCAGCGCTTATGTGCGCCCAACTTTTGGGCGGTATCAAACCCCGCACCACAACCAGGGCAAACAAAATTCTTTACAACCACTGGTTCTTTTAATGCCTCCGTTGTCACTGCTGACTCTACGCCAGTTGGTTCCTGGGTCTGGACTTCTTCTACCGGCTCCACTACCTGAGCCTCTTTTACTGTTTCTTGGATATGATCCAATAATGACTTATGGCATTTGTCACAAAGCTTAAAATATAAACTGGGTGGGCCTCCGACACTGGTAATAACCGCCCTGGCCGGGGAAAAACATCCGTAACAGTCACAAGGCGTGTCCATGGTGTAGGGCATAATAATAATTTCAGGCAAAATACAACCTCCTTAAAATACAAAAAACTCCCCTGAAAGGAGATTTTTTTATGGTCATGCAAGGCGAAACTATCTTTACCGGCGCACCTAAAAAATGTAATAGGTGCGGTCTAACCGTAAAACTCAATGTGTACCTGTCTCCTGCTGGCTGGTATATAGGTACAAAGTGTCTATGTGGTCCCTACACGCGAGAAACAAGTTATTTAACTACAGAAGAAGAGGCTCAGGACTGCTTAACTGAGATAATGAATACTGGATATCACCCCGCGATCCGGGGGAAAGTAAATTAAAGCCGGGAGTTTTGACGGTACATTTCTTGCCACTTCCATAAAACCTCCGGGGACATATTTCCAAAGAGGTTACTCCAGTTCATATTTTGTTTGGTTTGCATGGGCGAACCTGGCTTATTGTTTATGTTCTCCGTAATTCTCCCTAACCAATTCGGCATTTTTAAGCCCTCTGACTGGTTCTGGTTGGGAGGAGGCAGCATGTTAGGTTTTTGTATTGCTAATTCAAATATCTTTACCACCCCCTAGTATTGCTTTTAACCACTGAATTCAACCTCGTAATTTTCCTAATGTTTTTGCCAGCCTCGCCCTCTGACCAATTTTACCGGGCTTTTTAGCCTGGGTATTAATATAACTCTTACTGATTGTGCCTGAAGACGTGATAGCACCGGCCTTTTTAGCACTTGCCCGGAGGGCACCGGGTTTTTTAATAGCATCGCTGATCCAAGTCTTTGCCATGTTTCTACCCCCTTACCAGTTAACAGCTTTTAAATGCCGATGTTTCTTCGCTAATTTATCTTTATAGGCTATATGCCGGGGTTTTTCCTCTTTATAGGGTATGACTGACTCCCGGCTGTGCCAAGCACAAATTCCATAAGTCAAAGCATCATACCAGTGATCAAGGGGGCTATCGGCTACCTTTTCCGGGTCCTTATCGTCCACCACCAGGGAAGGAAGGGCTTCAATAAGTTTCTTGCAAGAAGTAAATATTTTTAACTTTGCCGTTGTTTTGCCGGTATTTTTATCTTCTTGCCATTTTAGGTATTCATGCAAAGTCCCCTTTCTTAGCGCCCTGCTGTTTTGACCATGAATACTTTGGACGCAACCAAAGGGCATACCGCCCTCCCGAAAGTAGTCAATAATACTTTTGCCGGTTTCCGGGTGCCGGTTGAAAGCATCCATGCCGCACACAACATAGTCTATTTTTTCTTTCTTTATTTCACCGGTTTCCTCATCGATCTCGGGCCGTCCCACTTCGCCCCCTACAATAGAGAGCTTATGTACTCCTGCGCCCTGGTCCGAATAAGTTATTTTCTCTTCATTAGGATCGCGGGTATATTCCCGGTAAGCATAGACGTTTCCATCATGATCTGTTGTAAACCAGTAAAAAGCGAATGGATCGCTGTAGCCTGGGTCATGCCCGATCCATCGTTTCCAGTGGGCCGGTATTGGAAAAGGTTTGATAAGATGGATCTCCGGTCTAAATTCAGAGAATGCTTGTCCTGCGAAAACATCGAAGTCACCGTCTAAAAGCATCCTGCGGGTTTCCTCGGGCATACTCTCAAGGGTTTTTCTGTAACCAGGATCGCGGTATTCCAAGATCCGGTTGTCGGCTAATTTTGCTGGTATAAAAATATGGGTTTCAAAGCGCCCTGGTTCTACTTCGACATCGTTAACCTCTTCAAAGGGACCGGCCTTTACAAACTCTCGTCTGAACCATTCATGCCCAACGTGTCCGGGGTTTGTGCCCATGGCCATGAAAGGTATCATCCCGGCTTTAGTTGCCCTGTTCCGGGTAAGTAGGTACCTATACATAAAGCGAGTAAATTGGGTACTTTCATCGATCAGAATTATGTCAAACTGCAAGGACTGGTAACCGTAAATATCATCTTCATGCTTGGCATGACAGAACTGGAGGATGGAACCGTTGGGCAACGTCCACCGGCGCAAACCACCATTCCAGTAAGCTTGCTCGCCTAAAATTTCGTGACTACGCATGATCGCGCCACCCGGACCTTCTAGATCCGGGTATTCCCGGCGAAAATACCCCACCGTGATACCGGGGATGGTAAAACCGGCTATTATGCCGGTTAAAAGTAATGTATCACTTTTGCCGCCCCCAGCCGCACCACCGTAACCGATGATCCGGGCCTGGGGTTTCGTGGGACTACCGCCAATGAAGGGATACGCAAGGCCGCAAGCCTCCAGGAATTTTAACTGCCTGGGCTGTGGTTCCCATGGTATTTTAATTATCTTTGCCTTCGGTTTTTTTCTTGCCATGGTATCACCTCTGGATATAATAAGACAAAGGGGGAATGTAAATGGCTACAATTCAGGCGCTTTTGTCGTTAATTATCCTAGCGACAATGGCTGTGGGCTGCTATTACACAACAAAGTTTTTTAAAATTACAAGAAAGGGACAAGAAGACATGACTACATATTGCGAGGCATTAATGAAACACAACCTTACTATGGAGGCTAGAATTATTAAGCTGGAGGAAGAAGTTTATGGAAAAAGAATGGTTAAAAGAACCTGATCGCGTAGAGTGGTGGGAGGGGGAGTATCACTGTCTGATCCGAAGGCATCCCGAAATGAAGCACCTTTGCGGGTATGTTGGGGTACCGGACAATCATCCTCTCTATGGCAAACATTTCACCGAGCTTAATAAAATTAATGTCCATGGAGGGTTAACTTTTTCCAACTATTGGGATGATGAATATAACCTGTGGTACCTGGGGTTTGACTGTGGGCATTTTATGGACCTTGCACCAGGACTGGAGGAGCAGCTTGAAGAGATAAGAAGGAATAACCTGGAGTTAAGAAGGTTACACAAAAGACTATTGGAAATTTGTATGGGCTCATGGAATACTTACCGAAACATTAAATATGTGACCGGCGAAGTAAAGCAACTCCTAAAACAACTCCGAGCCTCTTTAATTCGGCTTGTAAGCTAAGTCTATACTATTTTCTACTTCGTTGCCCCAGACAGTCCAACCGGGTACCTGTTGTCGGGCAAAAAGCTCTATCCGGGTGAGCTCACCCATGAGTTCAATAATTTTGTCCCTGGCCTCGTCGGGTTTGCGGGAGTGTTCGCGGATCTGGGTCATAATAACGGAATGGACACTTGCCGAAACCCGCTTTACCCTGCCCCTGGTGCCCAATAAACAGTATTCCGGGTTCGCTCGGGTGTAGTGCCCCAACCCCCAAAAGGGTGTGCCGTTCTTATTGAACTTGATCCAGGTAAAGGCAACGGTTTTATAAACAAAACCCCATGCTTTCATCAATTCAAAAGCCTGGGGTAGACAAGGGGGCGTTGCCCACATAAATAAAATGCTGTTTTTATCGGCTATTTCCCTAACCGGGAGGGCTTTTACTTCATCGAAAGGCATGATCGGGTAATGGTATGCCGCCGTTTTTTTCCCGTTTCTGTGGTTTGTGTAACGCCAAGGTGGATCGGCGTAAATTATCTTGTATTTCTCCAAAATAAACCCCCTACTCTCAAGATGAAAGGATGAAAAAAATGAGCTTATACCGTATGCTTTTTGGCGAGAACCACCTTTCTAAATTCATTATTGCTTCCCTGGACGTTAACAAAGAATATTTTGGCCGATACAGGGACGCATTTGTTACCAATGGAGAAATTGCCGTCTATACCCGCAATGGCGGCGGCCACCGGCGACACAATAACGAATTTACCCTTAGTGCTGGCGAACATTGTAACTGCCCCGGCTGCATTATCAAGTACCGACTACCTAAACACCCCCTATATTTGCGCGACATGGACGATGAATTTGACTCAACCTATGCAACGGTCTATTTCAAACTCCCGGAGGAGCATAAAGATGTATTATTAGCTATAGACATTGGGGAGTTTGATCCTAGTAAGCGATGGAAGGACCGGTTGGCGAACCTCACAGATAAAGACTTTGAAGCCTTTAGGCCGGTGCTTGAGCAAATATTGAAAAGTAAGGGCAAAGGCGGGATCATTTTAATTTAAGACTTTTTCTTAAAAAGGACAGGTGATCATATTGACCTCCGATGATCTGGACTGGAAAGAGATAACCACTGAGACACAGTTTTTTTTCTATTTAGAGCAAGGAGAGATTGTGGCCTGTAGGCTGAGTGACGCGAATATGTTCATACAAAAAAGGGGTAAGAAATATTGGATAACCCTCCAACCTAACCGTGGGCATGGCCGGGAATATTCCCAAGACCATAAAGAGAAATTGAGTATTATATTTAACAATCTAAAAAATGACCTGGGGCTTTCTATCTTGGTGCTGCCTGGGGCTTACCTGGAGGATAAACCACTAACCAAATTTGAGAAATTTATTGAAAAGAAAAGAAATTTGCAAAGTGTACTTAGCAAAAATACAGATGATAATGTAAAGTAGGTGAAAATTTGGATAATTTTAAGCTAAAAAGACTACTTAAAACAATAGAAAGCGAAACGGGTTTTTCTGTGAAAAGAATAAAAAAGGTTCTATTTGTCTACCCTTACGACCTGGATATTCCTATAAGAGGCAAAATTTATATTAACTGCCGGGTATCTGTGGACATGGATAAAAAACACATCCATATCCTAGACCTGGACAAGGGCGGCATGAGTGTTACCAATGGGATCGACCGCATTCAAGATCCTATTTTGTATGCTTTTGATCTGGATCGGGATGTACATAAGTGGATCTGGTTTCTATATGGAACTGATGGGGTAGTTTCGATCTATGACAGCGGAACCTTTACCTTTGTCCCGGAGGATAACCAATATATTCATGCGCCGTTTTTAACCCTGGTTTCAAATTAACAAAAAGTCACAGTGTTATATTCAAAAAATAACCGTGAAGTCAGTAACGATCTGGCCTCATGGTTATTTTTTGACACGAAAACCTAAAAGATAGTTCTATGAATCTCACTCAATGGGTGATATAATAGGAATGAGGTATATTGAGAAAGGAGCTTGAAATGAGTCAGGTTACAATTTTTTGCCCTCACTGTTTGATGCAACCAATTATTTTTGACTGGGAGTTAGATGAGAAAGAGGAATTAGACTGTAATTATTGCGGTAAGACTTTTCCGAATAAATGGAGGGAGGAAAGAAAGGATGAATTTTGTTCAACCGATACGGGACAC